TTGGTATAGGTGTAATTACCATTTGAATCTACTTCACCTTCAAAGTCTATTTCGACCCTAACATCGGGTGTGTTATAGCTAGACGAAATATGTTCAGTTACTTCGAAATTTGCCTTGTGCTTACGCAGGACTTCCATGAAGTCTGCCATAAAAGCCTTCATCTTGGCTTCGGTGCGTTCTTTTCTTTCAGCGTATTCACGCTTCATCTTATAAAGCATTACACCATCCATATTACTCTGCCTGCGGCTTCAAGAGATTCGGAAGACTTTCATCATAAGGAATATAAGTCTTTTCGAAAATGCTTTGCTTGACTGCCCAATACTCACCTTCTGCACCAGGACCGACAATATAACATCCGGGAGTAAGTAGCATCGGACCTTCTAAAGTTCGAATATAGTAATCGAACGGTCGAGGATAGCAACCGAGGCTCGTTTTGAGCACGTTCACACCGACAGGCTCATCACCAGGATGAAACCATTGCTTTGCTTCAACAGGAAGAGCGCGCTTAACGTACAACATTATTCAGTAACCGTCTTTTTCATATTCATGTAACTATTCTACAATAAAACAAAAAAAATGCAACAAGGAAAATTTCAATAAAATCAATAACTTAGCGTAAGTGCTTGATTTTATTACCAATAAGCTTCGTGCCAATCAACCGAAGTAGTTACTGTGTTTTTTGTGTAACTGTCTTTCTTATTCTGTTCCTTCAACAAAGAGTTAAGGCGTTCTAAAGCCTCAGTGTCGATAAGAAAGATTGCCAAAGAATCGAAGCTTGCAAGAGGATCGAAAAAATGTAATTCTGCAATTTTTCTCAGAAGGTTTGAAACTTCTAGAGTAGATTCGTGCTTCTTAGCATCATCTTCGTTTTCAAATCCAGTTCCATCAGAAGTTTCGTAAATCTTAATTTCTTTAATACTCATAACAAATTCCTTTATTTAACAATACCCATTTTCTTCAAAAGAGAGTGAGATGCGGTTTTCTTAGAAGCGTGATACATTCCATAAGTTCTCATAGGATTGTTTCCATACACCCAAGAGCCACCATGATACATTGCTTTCTTAGAATCCTTATCTAGAAAGTACTCGCTACCATCAAAAACATCTTTAGCATAATCACCAACGAAAACCTTTTTTCCAACACGGCGCTTTTCTAAATCAGTCAGATTTTCCCAATGCTTCATTTTAGTTTCAGTATTAGACCATGAAACATTGTAATAATCTTGACCGATAAATTTTTCATATGTATACGAACCGATAGGTAGAGGTTTCAATTCGAAGTGAAACCAGACACCATCTATTTTATGAAGAACGTTAGTTTTGTCAATACGATGAAACTTAGCGTTTAATTCTTCCTGATTCTTTTTTGCACGAAGTTCTGCCTTTGCTTTTCTTGAAAGCTTGTCATTACGCTTTAGAATTCCGTCACGAGGATCGACGTAAAAATCACAACGATGATTCTCTAGTAAACTATCAGCAAAACCATATTTTCCAGTAACGTAAATTTTACCATCATCTTTGATCTTTACGTTACGTACAACAAAATCATCAAGATGTTGAAGAATGTGCTGATTGATCACAGAACGCTTGTCAAAAACTTTTGACAGTTCGCTGTAAAAAGTATTCCAGGGTTTTCCGACAAACTTGCGAATCTGACCTTTAAGAGGATTCAGATTTTCGTTGAAATTCTTACGACTTCCCCAGGTGTCATAACGAAACTTTGTGGATTCGAAGATAGGCGCTTCTTCGTCTTCGACACGAAAACGCTTTTTTCTGCGAACATCTTTATATCGCATATGTGAGCCACGACGCTCGCGTTCGCATAAAAGTTTGTTCAGGTCTTTACGCATGCTTTTATTTAGTTACGAAGAACGCGAATCTCGCCAGTCTGACCGTTCACAGCGTAGTAAACAACACCCTTAACGTAAAAAGAATCAGTCAAGTCGTGATCAACATCGGGGTTGTTATCACCCTTAGTCTTAATGCGACCAGTATACTTGGTTATTACTCGATGAGCGCAAAGAGTAACTTTCTCAACATTATCACGCATGCCACGTAAGGTTTGTACATTTATCAAAACCTGAAAAACAGCAATGTCACCGACGCGAAGATTATTCATTTTCTCTTCTTTATAGACAATGATATCTTCGCTGGTAAGAGTAGGAAGCATAGAATGCGTGTTAGCGATCATCGCAATATGCGCAGAACCTAACTGATGAGCAAGGTTAGCGGCAATTTCTACACTCTGTTTAGTTGGCGGAACATAAGAAAGGTCAGTATCCGCAAAAGCCGTCGAAGCCAGAAAAACCGTAGAAGCAATAAAGTATCGAATTTTCATGATGAGTATATTACTCTATAATTCGAATTTGGTCAACCTTAAAAAGGTCAATAAAATCAATAGCTTACAATAACTCATTGATTTTCTTATTTCTTGAAAAGAGAAAACCCGAATCGGGTTCATAACTCCGTTCGGGTTAAATTTAAGTTAGAAGTTATCGTCAACTCATGATAATCACTATCTTACTGTTATCGAGCAGTTTAAAATGAGTTCTGCCGTTACTTAAGCTGCCTTGTCGGAAGCAACCGGCTGACCGTTCTCGACCAGCACCGTAACCTTCGATGCCTTGCGAGCCTTACGCTTCGCAGTCTGCGGAGACATAAGCTTCTGCAACCGAGCCTGAGCCTTAGCAATCAGCTCTCGCTTACGCGCCTCTGCCTTGGAATTCGCAACTGCCTTAGCCTCTGCACGCTCAGTCTTCACCTTAACACGAAGAGTCTTCACCTGTGCCACGAGCTGCTTGTGCTGCACTCGCAGAGTCTTCAACGTATCAACCGCAGCTGCCAGAGCAACCTGAGTCGAAGTCTTTTCACGCTTTGCCATAATCTAATTACCTCTAATGTTTCAGTTTTTCGTCAATCGGATCAATTTCCGATGTTGAGTATTATACGCCAGTCTACTATTTTCGCAACTCTTTAATCTTCTTACAAATCAATCACTTACGCTAAGTTATTGATTTAATTAAACTTTACCGAAGGTGTATCCGATGCATCGCCTACGTGCTGACATATCGGTCAGTTTCATGCTTTCACCTCAATCATTCGATTAACGAGTTCCAGCGCGCTCGCTTGCAGCCATTCGGTCGTGGGAATGAGAGCGGCTCTATCAACTATACCTGCCACAGTTCCACACTCAGTTTTCACTCCCCAATTTGCCATGTTGAAATGCTTTCGGCGTTGATGAGGAGTCAGACTCTTGAGAACGCGCAGAGCATTCTGCCAACGCTCGATCTTTTCTTTATTGGAACAATCATTCCAAAGTTTCATAATAAATTCCTTTAAAAAGACAGTCGAAGTTAATTTATTGCTCAGAATCACCACATGTAGAGTATTATACAGTAATCCTTAAGAATATCAATGTATGAATTATTAAGAAAATCAGTGAATTACTGTAAGTGATTGATTTTACAAATGTTTCACGTGAAACACTTTACACGTTCTCAGTCTCCCATACCCAAAAAGCAATCGATCCCATGTTACGATAGACAATCGATCCTTCATCACCTACGTTTAGCTTAAGCTTCGGTCTACCCATTCCCATCAAAGTCTCAATCTCACCAGTCGCATTGCACTGCACAACGATTCGATCAGACAAAATTTCGATCACGCGAACATGCTTTCGAAACTGCATTTGATCATTCTTGTATAGAGCATTCATATTAATAATTCCTTTTCGTCGTAAAGCAAGTTTGCTTCGCAAGCTTCTGCCAGTCAGCGCGGTCGATCTTCATCAGGTTTGCAAGCTTCAACACGATTCGCAGCGAAAGCTCACGAAGGTTATCGACGTTGTTCTCGATGAAGATCATCAATTCCTTCGCATCGAACGAAGAAAGACCCAATTCCTTAAGCATACCCTCTTCGATGACCATCTGAATGCGAATCAGATAGTCACGACGCGAGTGCATGGCAAGGTCCAGATACAGCGAACGCGAGATCATTGCTTCGAAGTGCGGCGAAAGCTTGTTACCCTTCGCGATGCAATAATCGAAGTCGGTGTTCGTGATGAACACGATAGAACCCTCAAACTCAAAGGAATTAGGAAGACGATCACCTTCCTCATCCTCCATGCGAGTCTCAGCAAGCCAGTGAAGCTTGCGAGTGCGCGTCATATCACACGCACCCTTGAGAAGATTCATTGAAACGTCATCGGTGAAGATGCTATCAGCATCATCGAAGATCACCACACAATGCGAATGACGATTCTCGTACAGAACCTTGTACAAACCAGTCGGACGCACAAAACCCTTGATCACTGTGATCTGAGAACCTCTGCGCTCAAAGTCTACCGCTGCCTTCATGACACCGTAAGACTTGCCGAGACCGGCAGGACCAGAAATAATCAAGCTCTTGTTAGAGCCAGCAATCGTGGCACGTGCCATCTTTTCCATCGAAGTGAAACGATCAGAAAGCTTGGCACGAATTTGCTCGTCCGTTTCCTTCGTCTCAGGTTCGATGAAGGTTTGCTTCAATTCGACAGTCTTCAGGGGAAGAACCTTACCTGCCTTAACACCGTTAAGGCGGCGATTCTTCGTCATACGAAAACCATTCTTGGGAATTCCACGTGGCATATGTCTTTTCTTTCTCTTAAGTCTTAAATGTCTTAACCGTTGAAGAGCATTGTACGCGAGTTAAGAATAAAAACAAGAGAGAAACTATTAAGAAAATCAATGACTTAGTGTAAGTGCTTGATTTGTAAGATATTACGATTTCTTACCAGAATACTCACACTGGCGCTTTTTGGTAGAATCCCTCGATATGCTTAACATAAGCACCATAAGCACCGCTAATCCAAACTTTAATACTCTTATGTTCAGGATATATAACCATCAGCCGGTTTTGAAGTTTGGTCATTTCACGCTTGACTTTTGAATTCGTATCACCTTTCACATAGATGGTGCCACTGAGTACAGTAATATCGGAAACTGTGACACTATAGTATAGTGGTATACGATCAGAACTTGGAAGATGCGCATGAGCAGCATTGTGCGCTTTGGCAGCTTTGTCTACTGAAGTGAGCATATTATGCCTTGAAAGAAGTGATTTCGGTGGTTTGAAACACATGACATGAACCATCATACTCATCAGCAAGATTCTTTGCGACTCTTAAGCTTGATGCATAGGTCCAGAATCACGCCAGCCTCATTCACGAGTTGATACTCAATTTGAGTACCCTCCTCTTCCTTCCAAATTTCTCTAATCTCTAAGTTCATGTTGAGTATTATACTGGAATTCGTAAGAATAGCAAATTTATAATATTCAATAAATTCAAGTACTTACACTAAGTCTTTGTATAGTCTAAATTTTTTTACAATTTATCCGATATAGGCTCTAATGACCATATTCTCGCGTACTTCCAGATTGATTCTTTGAGGATTGTAATCGGCAGTGATCAGACTTTTGCGACCGTCTACACTCACGACTCTTGTAGTGTATCCTTCGGCTTGTATCATTCCGATAGCAGGTGTCATCCACATTCCTTTAACTCGTTCACACAATTGTACGTTATTCATTTTAGATTCCTTTTGTGATCAAAAGATAATGCAATCCGATTGCTAATACTCCACCTACGGCATATCCTACAAAATCCTGTACATTATCGTTCAAAGTCTGTTTAGGTATCTCGTAAGTGGCATCGAACCAGAATTCTTTAATTGCAGCATATAAAATCAATAGTGCTAACAATAAATGTACACTCACATTTGTCAACGAAGAAATTGCAGTGAGAATGAATGCTGCACCGAAACAATGTGCATTGAATGCTACAAAATCAGGTGAATTGCCCGATGCGATAAGGTTTCTTAATTTATAAATTAATAGGTTCATAGATGTTTTAATAGTTTGTGTAATAGATACAGAACAAGAATGGCAAATACAATATCAACGACTGTCATTCTCAATCCTTAGCTAAGATAGCTCGATCAGCATCAGACAACTCTTTCTTTCTGTCTTTCTTGAAATTCTGTGCATATTCCTTTGGAAGTCTACCTAGTTCGAATCCTGTCAAACCCTCCTCTTCCTCTTCAAGTGTGACCTCTTCCCCTGTCGTCTTGTTATGCCACCACTTAAGCTTTGTCTTTGCCTTTTTCGTTGATGCCTTTGACGACTCATCAACGGATTTAACAGCATTCTGATTTCCTTCCATAGCTTTTGAAATAGCATCTTTGGTATCATCAGACTTAACATGAGCCAAAGCGTTATCGTTCTGTACCATAGCGTGAGCGATGTTAAGTCTATGCTCTTCACTTTTTGGTTTGTCTTTAAGACCCTCGCTGATGGCTTTGTTAATTTCTTCTCTGGGCATGTTCAGACAACGAGGATCACTTAGTGTGGCAGGTGTCAAAATCTGATCAAGTCTACGCTTCACAATATCATATACAGGATCAGAGAACAATACTTCCGTTGTTAGTCGCTCTATACCAAACTGTCGTGCCTTTTGTGCCAGTTTTGGACCGTTACCTATATAGTTGATCGCCGATCCGTCCGTACCCCACGATGGATTCTCGCTTCGATGAATTCCGAAAAATGCGCTGCCGTCTGGTGCGCTAGTTCGAAACAAAAAATAAAAATATAAATTTGTCACTTCCTTTTCACCTTTCTTAATAGTTAAAAATATTCTTAAAAGTTCAAACAGGTTTTACTGAATCTGTTCTGTTTCACTCGAATGTATATAGTCTTTAAACTCAAGATTACTGATCGTTAAGAATTCTCATATCTTCTATTTCAAAATTTAACCTCAAAATTCAAATTGATAGTTTTATCGGAAAAAACTTCAATGTTTATTACTCTTGTATCATTCTTCATCGAAACATCGAAATTGTAGGCAGGTAGAGCGTTAACTAATTTATTAAGAATATCTTTCTTTGTCGTATCGTCGAATGGCATGCCGGAAAAGCTAACAACAAGATCACTAATCGTATTCTGAATCACTGGTGTTTCGTTCATAGAAAAAACTTTAAGAAATACTTTTTATAGTTATGATTTAAGGAATAACCTTCTGGTGTTTTCTGAATTCCACCGTCAATATAGTCATATAATTTACCTCTGGTAAAATAGGAAACTCTCAGTTCATTTTCTTTAAGCGAATCATCCGTTATCACAGTTAGATTAGAAAGTCTAGAATAGATTTCTTTTTTAGATTTTACAAACAAAAGATTCCCCACACCTCTGTAAGTTTTTGCTATCAAAATTCGTAGTTGATCGATGACAAAAATTTCTCTATCTGACAGGATCGATTGCACAGTTACTTAAATCTGGTACCAGATAGATTCAACATCCAGATCAGAAACGATTGGTAATATTTCAGCTTTGAATGATAACATTCCTTCGCTATCAGATGCCACAAAAACAAATGGCAAATGTTTCGGTGTAGTAAAAGCACTCATATTCATACTATATTCCTTACAATCAATAAGACTTTACCTTTTCTCCCACACACTTAGTGTAAAGAGAAAACCATTAAAAGTCAAGTGTAATTAAGAAAATAGTTTCTTAATAGTTAAATCCAGAAGAATCTGGATAACCTGACCACAAATCAGACGCGATATCTCCTTCGGTTTGCACAACATCCCATATGTCACCATCCATTCGAATCTTTGGTGGTGCTGGATCGTTAATCATAACAGCAGGAAGTGGTCTCATCTGATTTTCTATTTCTTTTGCTTTTTCATCAAATAGCTTTTTACGCATATCCTGATCAAGCAAATCTTTGAATATTGTTTGTGTTGTTAACCATGCAAACAATACCAAACACATTACTAGATCATCATTACAACCTTCTTCTGCCGCATAGGTTTTATTTTTCTTTACTATAAACGTTGTCAATTCAGATATGATATCAAAATCAGGAATTATCATCTGACCATTTTCGATCAAAGTCTTAAGAGCATTGCATCCTTGTGCTTTTGTCTTTTTTGTTGTTCGAATGCCTGGAATTTTTCCCATAAATGATACGATCTGGTTTGTTGCTGACGTATCACTATAAAAGACATTCTGATATTCTAATTCTCTGGTCAGAATATCCAAAACTTGTGATCCAACGTCATTGTTTTCACCAAGCACAAATGCTTCGTTGTAGTATCTTGCCATTGCAGCAATCAGATTAGGATAATCTTGTGCAGAAATATTGTTGTTTTTGTATCTTGCGACAATTTTGTAAGGAGACTTGGAAACATCAAAAACAGTAAATGCTGAATAATCAAGTTCTTTACCTTGACTACTATCAACAGTCATGATGTATGGAGTATCTGGCAGTGGTTCTTCGTAAACTTTTAATTTGTGATCCAATAATTCTTTCAATGCATCCATGAAAACCATATTTTTCAATGCAACAGAAGATATCAAAGTACCAGCGGAACCAACAAATTCACAATTATGGTGTATTAAATCGTTTCCTATGTATTCGTGTGATGATCCAACGTTTACAGGATCATATAATTCTATAGGTTTATTTCTAGTTTCATATAATGCTATTACTTGTTTATGATGAATTTTATCGTAGATTTTTATTTCTTGAGCTTCGATAAATTTATCATTAACTTTAAGTAAATGATTTTTTGAACATTCTAATTTTGTGCCATCATCAAAATGTAAAGTCAGATATTCATTTTTTGTTGTAACTTTAATACCATCAAAATTTTTCCATTCATCAGGTGTTAAAATTTCATACTCGTCGTTTTTATTGAATTCTTTTATCTTTAACGCCGTTTTCCAACGTAATCTTTCATTTAATTCACCGATGGTAATTTTTTCTATTTTTCCAGTTTTTTTATTTTTTACTGTCACAAAAGTATCTTTACCAACACATTCCATTTCTTGTAGAAACTTTTCTTCTCCAAGAATTCTTTTCTGATCTTCTGCCCATTTTTCATCACGATCAGGTCTATCTCGCCATGTGTTTTCTAATAATTTGAAACCACCATCATAATTTTCTTTTTCTGCTTTTTTAGCATCCATCACCATTTTATAAAAGTGATTCATGCCGTTAGGTGTAGAAGATACAAAAATTTTTGCACTTTTACCGGATGAAATTGTTGGATAAACAGAAGTTAAAAAGTCGTGAGCGATATTGTTTGGAACGAAAGCAAACTCATCCAGATACAATATTGAAATCGTAAAACCACGAATTGCACCGGATGACGTAGATTCTGATAATATCTTAGAACCGTTTTCTAACCAAATAGATTCTTTATTCCATTCACTGACACCCTGTTGTATCCACAAAGGTAGATTAATGTAAGCATTTTTAATACGATCAAGAATTTCTTTTGCTGTCTTTTCTTTCTGTGCGAGAATACCGATTACTTTATCGTGATTGAAAAGAGCATACCACAATAAATATCCAACAGCAAGGGTTGTGGTGTTATGTGTTGTAATGAAAGATTTTCCACATAAAAACAAATGGCTTGGTGAATCAACTTGTATACACCTAACCGGCACAGAATCACATTCTTTTATTGATTCGAAATATACGTTTTGTAGTTGATGATTACCTTGTACGTTTGTTAATCTTTCAACTTTTCTAGAAAGTTTAAACAAACAAAATTTGTCAGTTGTGCAAGACAAGGTGTAGTAAATTTGATTTTTGATTACTTTGTTTTCAATTCTTGTTTTTACACCCAAAGAATTAAATACCTGTTGTACTTGATCAATCAAATATTTTTTCTTTTGATAAAATTCACAAGAACCATTTTTTGCAACTGAACCATCAGAATCCATCAATCCTCTAATAAGCTCCATTCTTTCTTTTTCAGTGGAGTATAGATAACAATCTGGAATGTGTTTATTGTTCAAAACATTCAAATTTTTCAAATGTGAATGTTGATCATAAACAGTAAAATATCCAGTTTTCTTTGTTCTTTTGTCTAATTTAAATTCAGAAATTTTGTAATTGCTAAAAAATTTGGAATACTCGTTATAATCTTCTTTTGAACAAGTAATTCTCATCGAATCAAAATTATCATCACCCAACCACAATCCAAAAAGATAAGGATCGATTGGCAAATTTGATTTTGAGTAGTATTGAACCGAATGGTTTGAGTATGGAATGTGTACCACACAACCTTTTTTCTTTTGTTTTGGTAACAATTCAAACAATTCTTTTGTGTTAAAAATTCTCTTTTCGTTGTCTACGACAACTTCCCATAGATGTTCAGCATCAGATTTTATTGTTTCACCATTATCAAAAGTTACGTCAAAAACCTGATGGTCGTACATTACGTCAGTTGCAAAAGTAACTTTAGTATGATTACCGTTTTCGTCGAATATTGTATCACCAACTTTCAAATCACCCATAGTTTTCCAACCGCAGGGTGTAGGTATCGGTGTATTCAACGCGAGAGCTTTTCCTGTCTGACGACCAGCTTTTAAAATTACTTTGCTATTCTCGTGACAGGTTTTGATAATTTTTTTCTGAAACTTCCATAGTTTGATATCAGTTAAACCTTCATCAATTGTAATAATTTTGACAAAGTTCTCAATGAAGTATATCGGATTATCCATACACTTCATGTATTGACGCGCTTGCTCTTTTGTTAATTCTATCTTTTGATTTGCAGCGCGTAATTTTACATTACCGTTGTATCCTTTATTTTTAGTATTATTCATCATCTTCGATTTCTATCACTGTTGGAGAAGAATGATTTTTACGCATCATTCTTACGAGTTCATCGGTTGTTCCCACAAACACCACATTACTATTATTAATAGAAGGAGATTGCTGCACTGCACTACTATTGTCTTGCAATTGCTTTCGATCTTTCTGAATTTTAAGTAATTTGTCGATGTTTTCTGTCTGAACTTTAAGTAATTGTCCCAACACTTCAAATGCTCTTGGATGTTGAGATTCTCTTGCTAATTCTGATGCCATTTCGATTGCTTTTGCACCCTGTTCGATCACGTCAAAAACATTGACACGAGCATACTCAGCATCGTCATGAATTTGGTTATTAGAAGCAATAGGAGCCTCTACAAGCGGTTTTGTAGACACTACTGGTAGGCTGGTACTGTTCGATGACAATTCGATTCCCATTGCCTCTGCAAGAGCTTTATCGTTAGGATTCATGATTTACTTAAATGTTAGGAAATTCTGTAATATTTGATATAAATCCAAAATCTGTGTTTGGTGTAGCATTTGCTGGATAAACAGTTTCTATATCCGAGACAAGTAATAGATTTTGTGGAACATTCAAAACTTCAACAGAAGCGTAAGAATTAGCACCAAGCACATTTGCATTCGGTAAAAATTGACCATTTGCTATACTTATGATCAATTTACCTGTTGAATAGTTCCATGATGTGACAGTTCCGATTGCTGTTGCTTCGTTCAAACTATTACCCTGGTAGACTGCTTCACCGATAGTAAAGTTTCCAAATGCTGTGTTAGATGTAGTAAGTACGATTCCTTCCTGATCAGAAAAACTTGTAGAAAGATAGAATGTGTTTGCTTTTGCTGTTGTGATCAAACCGCCTGTAATGATAGGACCAAACAAATAGGTTTTCATCGTAAAATTCAAATTCCAAATTAATCTACGTTCTTGTGAAGTTGCATCACCTTCAAAATCATTTGGCATACTGATCTGATCAAGTATGATGGGTACGTTTCTTGTGATATTCATACTGTTTACAAAATTAATAGAAACAGTATAATCTTGAGTAAAAAAAGGTAATATCTGTTCTACAATCTGAAAACCATCGTCCAGATTTCGAATATAAATGCTCAGTTCAAATTGAATGTTATAGGGAACAGGATTATACTGTATTGATACAGCAGTTCCACTACCGGCAGATTGATTAAAGTTTTGTAAAGTAGACTGAAGTTTTCTAGATGAATCATATTCTAACCCCATTATAGAGTAGGACATTGAAGGTAGAGTTATTTCTACCGATGCTGGCAAATCTGGTGTGTTTAACAAACGAGAAAGATAGTTTTCTTTACCAGCGTAAGTAATGGGAACAACTCTTCTATCAATCTCAGCACGATTGTTAGCATTGTATTTGATTAAAAAAATATCTTTGAAAATGTTACCAAATGCAATAATATTTTTTCTGATCGTTTGATAATAAAATGGACTATACCCCAACATTATATTTACTCATTAATTTGTGGATCACCAAAAAGATTATTCTCACTAAAATTCAAAATAGATTCACCTTCTTGTTCAATCAAAAGATTGTTATCAAGTCTTCTGTTAACATCATCGATGATAGAAGTGTTCGCAAGTATATATGAAGCGTTTGAATCGCTTCCAAGAATAGGTTGACCGATAACAAACTCTCCATTGATATGTTTTAGTGTAAGATTGAGAGTAGGTTTGTCCCACGCGACGACAGTAGCGTTTGCGTTCGCCTGATACACAATCTCACCCAAAGTATAAGTTCCTGCTGAATTTGCAGAAGACATTATGTAAGAAAATGCTGGTACGATTAATTCCATATGACTATCAATGTCGTCGATGTTTGTAGCAATGAGTTCATTGCTATAACGAAACTTCTCACAAACAAGGCTATAACCATAAATTTTAGTGTAACCAAAATTGTAGAAAAAGTGTTCTTCATCAGCATACTTAATTTCGAACAATGCTGCAAAATTTGTCATCCACAGAAGATCGCCTTCTCGTGGTCTTAGCAAAAAATTATCGTTTGCTTTGTAGTTGGCAGCCGAAAGACTTGCAACTGATTTTTCGAATGATCTTGTGGTGATCAAAAATCTTGCTTGTTTCTTGACTTCGACACCAAACTTAGAGTAAAATTCTCCACCTTCAAATTCATCTACAGACTGAACATACACTTCAACAGGCAATGCTTCTGTAAATTTACTAGTAGGGTCTTCACCAAAAATTAAGTCTACTTTAGATTGTGTATCTCGTGGCAAATAATATGCATCGATACCGTAAGCTTGTACGGTTTCGTGAATCAAATCCTCATAGAGTCTTTGTTCTGGAGTGTTGTTGTAAACGTCAAAGTATTTGTTTGTAGGAATTTTTGCAAATACCTTTAATTAGAAAACTTTTTACCAAAGTATATAGATAAATTAACCCACAAACTAAGCTGCCTATCCGACGAAAAATTCTGGAGGCGCTTCCCACATAGTTCTCAATTCTTTGTATAGTTCTGCTTTTTCTGCAACAGCCTCATCATAGATTGTTTTGCCGTCGAGTGATATTCCACCAGGAAGCTTCACACCTACAAATTTCTTAAGATTACTTCCCCATTGTTCTTTTACACATGCTGTTGTATATCGCAGCAACCACGTGTCATTCCAGAACTGTACAGTATCACCAAGTATCTGATAAGATTCAAAAAGCAACCATGATCCCTCGATGACCTGATTGCCCCAATTCAGATTAGGTGTAATGATGTTTGTATAACGATTGTACGTAAACGGCACTTCACCAAAGAAAAGCATCTGTAGAGTTTGCAAATGTTGGTTGGCTAATTCAAAGTACACATAATCGGCAGAAGTAAAATCATACAATTCATTCAAACGAATCTGATAGTTAATATCAAAAATGTTGAAATTATCTGTTCCTGTACTATTGATAGAATCACCAGCAATAGGAAAAATACGAGAAACACCAATTACCGTATTTGGTAAAGTGACATACTTATTAATCATATCATTTGCAGTGACTTGATAAGCAATATAGATTTTCTGTGTACCGTCAACGTGAAATTGTTGAAAAAGATTCAAAGCCTCATCGATACGATCATCTATCTGATCATCATCAACGTTGATTGTGATTACAGGAAAACCTAGCTTTCTTAAGCAATAATCTTTTAAGTCTTGTCTGGATGTTACTATCATATCTTAATTCTCTATTCGAATTTTTTATTTATTAGACTATTATTGTATTGTTGCAAACCAATTGTCCATTTGCCAGAAGTTTTATGTACCCACCACCATTAGCATTAATATTTGCTACTTGTATTGCGAATCAGGTTCCTTGTTTGATGATTGCTTTGGCATTCAATACTAGCTCATCTGGATCAAATCCAACACCTACTGTTGGAACAGGAATGACTTTAT